CTGCGAAAAAACTCCGGAGGGAAAGTTCAAAACCCAGACTAAACTAGTCAGGAAGGGTATTTGCTTGAGTGACAAGTGCAATCGGCATGCAACAAAGTGCATTCAAAGGAGGTGCGAAAACTGTGGCTGGCCGAAAATTGGCAGGCAATGAAGAGCCTAAGACAGCTGTCAGACGTCGCGCTCCTGCTGTAGACCCTGAAGAACGGGAGAAACAGTTGATATCGATGGCCATGGATGCTGCTGAGAAGAAGTTTCTTGAAGGTAGAGCTTCCGACAGCTTGACAATCCACTTTCTCAGACTTGCAACAACAAAAATGGAGCTTGAGAAGGAGAAGACTCGTAAAGAAATTGCACAGCTTGCTGCTAAGACTGACGCTATCCAGTCCATGGCTCGTATGGAGGAGCTTTACAATAATGCCATGAACGCAATAAAGAACTACGGCGGCAGTATAAACCAAGATCCAGGAGAGGACGTGTAACATTGGCTGATAATTCGTCAAGAAAAAGTTACAGCGAGGTTATACGTATACCATCTTTCATAGATCGTTACCGATATTTGCGGCTATTTGGTAAAGTTGGTAATGACACTTTTGGCTGGGACCGATATTTGAACCAGGTTTTGTATAAATCTAAGGAGTGGAGAGACTTCCGCAATAAGGTAATAGTAAGAGACAACGGTTGCGACCTTGCTCATTCAGACAGACCTATTATTGGTGGAAAGATCCTGATTCATCACATCAATCCATTAACCGTAGAGGATCTGGAATCACATAGTCCAGTGATATTCGATATGGACAATGTGATCTGTGTATCGAACGACACTCATCAGGCCATTCACTATGGTGATGATAATCTCCTAGCTAAAGATCCAATAATACGGAGACCTAACGACACATGCCCATGGAAGTGAAAGGAGGGCAAGCCTTATGGATGAGAGTATTCTTACAACAATAAAGAAACTGCTAGGTTTGGCAGAAAACTATACTCCATTTGACACAGATATTCTCGTGTTCATTAATGGGTCCATGCTAACCCTCCAGCAGCTTGGAGTTGGGCCAAAGACCGGGTTTGCAGTTACTGGCTATGAACAGACATGGAAAGATTTGAACAATTGGCTCTGGAATCCTTTTAATTTTGACACGGATACCACCAAACCTGTGTATCCTGGGCCGTTTCTTGAGGCAATTAAGCAGTACATCTATCTTTGCGTCAAAATGGTTTTCGACCCTCCTGCAAACTCATTCGTCATGACGGCAATGCAGGAGCAGAAAGCAGAGTATGAATGGCGTCTTAGAGAGAACGCAGAGTTCTTCAAGAGCGGACAGCAGTCTCTCGGATATTGGCAGCAGATTGCGGCCGACGAGGCAAAGGCAAAAGCTGAAAGTATCGACGACGGAATTGATCCATTTAATGGCCTTAGAACAATTGGTGAAGGTGACTGACGTATGCTTTCTAATACGGCAACACCTTTTTATTATGGGCAATTTCGAAATGCAGTATTGAGCGGCAAGATTCCTGTTTGCGAGAACATTTCTATGGAAATGAACAGGATCGACCAGCTTATACGTGATCCAAAGTATTACTACGACGATGAAGCTGTTAACGGGTTCATCATGTTCTGCGAAAACGAGCTAACACTGACGGATGGCGAAGACCTCCATTTGATGGACACGTTCAAGCTCTGGGCAGAACAGATTTTTGGATGGTACTACTTTGTAGAGCGGTCTGTTCCTAGACCTGGGCCGGATGGCCACTGGCATTATGTAACCCGCAGGATCAAGAAGCGGTTAATTAATAAACAGTATCTCATCATTCCCAGAGGTGCAGCCAAAACCATGTACGCCATGTGTATACAGGCGTTCTTTTTAGTTGTGTATTCAAAGACCACTCAGCAAATCACAACCGCTCCAACTATGAAGCAGGCAGAAGAAATGTTGAGTCCTTTGCGTACAGCGATTGCTCGATCTAGGGGCCCGTTGTTCAAGTTCCTCACAGAAGGCAGTATTCGCAATACTAGATCTTCTATTAACCGAGCTCAGCTGGCAAGCACAAAGAAGGGAATTGAGAACTTTACTACAAATAGTATTCTTGAGATTCGTCCTATGTCCATTGACAAGTTGAATGGCCTTCGTGGTCCTTACAACACAGTTGACGAATGGTTGTCTGGAACTGTTCGCGAGGACGTTGTTGGCGCTCTGGAGCAAGGTGCTTCCAAGAATGAGGACTGGCTGATCGTTGCAACCAGTTCAGAAGGCACTGTACGTAATGGACCTGGTGATGACATCAAAATGGAATTAATGTCGATCCTTCGAGGTGAGTACGTTAACCCTCATGTCAGCATCTGGTACTACAGGCTGGACGATATTAAGGAAGTCAACGATCCTCGTATGTGGCTAAAGGCCAATCCTAATCTCGGTCAGACAGTTACCTATGAGACATATGAACTAGAGAAAGCCAGAGCTGAAAAGAGCCCGTCAAACCGAAACGATATTCTTGCCAAGCGTTTCAACATCCCTATGGAAGGAAGTACATATTTCTTTACTTACGAAGAAACACTTCCTCATCCGAAGCGCGAGTTCTGGCGGATGTCTTGTGCTATGGGCGGTGACCTTTCACTTGGTGATGACTTCTGTGCATTTACATTTTTGTTCCCCCTTGGAAGAGGTAGCTTTGGTGTTAAGACTCGATGTTACATCACTGAGCTTACATGGATGCGGTTAACTCCTTCTATGAGAGACGAATACCAGAAGTTCCTGAACGAAGGAAGCCTTATCATCATGTCCGGTGCTGTGTTGGACACGATGGCGGTTTACGAGGATCTCGATAATCACATTCATAAGTGTGAATACGACGTTAGGGCATTTGGCTACGACCCTTACAATGCTCGTGAATTCGTTGAACGGTACGCTCAGGAGAACGGACCATATGGGGTTGAGAAGGTACAGCAGGGTGCCAGAACAGAAAGCGTTCCTATTGGCGAACTTAAAAAGCTGGCAGAAGAACGAATGCTAATCTTTGATCAGGAGATCATGAAGTTCACAATGGGCAATGCTATCACGCTTGAGGACACAAATGGCAACCGTAAGCTCAGCAAAAAGCGGTACGACCAGAAGATCGACTCAGTAGCTGCTATGATTGATGCCTATGTTGCGTATAAGCTGAATAGAGACTCATTTGAATGACAAAAGAAAAAAGCCATGTTAGAGACAAAAAAAGGGAACCATGCTCAAGCGAGCACGGCTTCCACTTTTTTGTTCTGTGCATTTAACACTTTTTCTGAAGTTCCATTAACTTTAATTTTGTTATCACGTGCGGCTTTTTTCAGAATGTTCCAAGTACTGTTCGGGACCACAACGTTAATCCGGAACGCCTTTTCATAAAGTTTATTGTCTTGGTATTCAGCGATAAATCTTTCTGCATCGAAGTTCATAACTGCTGCGATGAAGAATAGATCTTCGATTGATTTTCCAATGTCATTAACTGTCATGTAAATCGTTCCTTCAATCCATTTGGTTTCCTTCTTAAAGTAATTCAACATAGTAAAAAACTCCTTTCATTCTAACAACATTATTGTTGTTCCTCTTCATTAATATGCATGTTTATTTCGCGAGGTGATAAATCGTGACTACTGAGTATGAGAAGTATTTAGCTCACTCTGGTGTCAAGGGTCAGAAATGGGGAGTACGCCGTTGGCAGAATCCCGATGGCACATTGACCGAAGAAGGTAAAGTTCATTACGGAATCTCGAGCGAGAGAGATCGCAGAAAGATTGATAAAGAAGCTCGGAAGGATGCTAAGCGCTACGCGGAAGCCCAGGCATATTATGGCGAGGGCGCTGGCAACCGTAGAAAGATCGTTAAGAACGAACTTAGTAAGAAAATGTCAAATCCTTATTACAAGGATCGTTTCGAAGAGTTTGTTAAGAATGCAGACATGGTTAAGGCTCAAAAGAAAGCTGTCAGAGAACGCAATGCACGAGATACTGCGAAAAGCGCAAAGCGGACTGCCCGTAAAGCAAGTGTCTTCATGCTATCTAACGGTCCTACTCTTCTTAGAGTAGCACAGGCGTTTGTGGGGTGATATTCCCCATGACAGAAGAATACAGAGCCTATCTGGCTCATAAAAAAGAAAGCCCTCCTGCATGGGCTGACGATATTTTGGCGCACTATGGAATCAAAGGTCAGAAGTGGGGCGTCAGAAACTATCAGTATGCAGAAGGCGGTTACACCCCAGCAGGTGCTGAAAGATACTGGGGTGGTACAGGCCAAGGCAGACGCCCAGCTGCTAATTCGTATGCTAGTGCTCAGCAACGAAGGCTCAGGATGGGCACTATGAGCGGCCCAAGATCTACTGGCACTCCGTCTCGTGCAAAAAGTGGGTCGCGTCCTTCTGGTCCTCAGCCTAATGCCAGAGCTGCTATAAGCCCTGAAGAGCAAGCCAGGAGACGCGCGCGCACTAGAAAGATAATTGGCGTTGCTGCTGGCGTTACACTTGCCGCTGCTCTAGGTTATGCTACATACAAGGGTTCCACGAAGCTTCGAGACAATATGCGCGAAGATATTCGACGTAATATGGATTCTGATTTCTCGAATCTGCATACCATGAACTCCAAATACTGGGATGCTTCCGACAGAAAAAAGTACACCGAGCTCACAAAGCAGCATGCTGATTTCATGGCTAATGATGTCACCAGACGTGACGCTGCCGCAGCAAAGCTTTACGAGAAGACTGGTGTTCGGCTTAACCTTCCTCAAAGTCGTAAACGCGTTATGGCCTCTAGACAGGAGCAGAACCGGTATGCCAACTTCATCAGAGATGCTGAATCTCGTGGGTCGCTTAACAGGCAGATTTCGCAGGCTCGTAAGGAGCTTAAATCCACTCAAGAGAAAGCTAGACGTTATGAAGCGCAGCGTAATCATATTCAGGAAGAACGATATGGCGAAATGTATCGTCAGCAGTGGGAGAAGACCATTGAAGGTCGTAAGCAGATGCTTGATGACTTGCTAGCTAAGCGTCGTTCTGGCAACTGGCAGAGAACTGGTGTTCGCCATATTGCATGATAGTGGGGTGAGAAGACATGGATGTTTACAGTGACTACTTAGCCCACTATGGCGTCAAAGGTCAGAAGTGGGGTATTCGTAGGTATCAGAATGAAGACGGATCTTACACTGATCTTGGTCGTAGATTGCGTAAGAAACTTGGAGTCGGCAAAGAAAAACGTGATCCTCCTGAAAGCTCCAAATGGCGTGCAAAAGAAGCCGGATATTTGAGCGATGAAGAACTGCGTAAGCGTATCACTCGTCTTCAACAGGAGAAGCAGTACAAAGAAATGACAGCTAGTCGGCTTACTAAAACACGAAAGTGGGTCGCA